TTTTCCGTTATCTGCGATTCAAAATCAACCTCACGCGCCCCCTTCTGGTACAGTATCAAGCGGTCTAATATCCTGCACAGTAATATAAACCGTCATTGGACTGGTCAAATTGCTGTCCACAGTGTAGGTAAACCCGGTCGGGCTGATGGTTTTCAGCCGGAAGTTGCAGTCATAGAACGCATCCCAGCTTGCGGCGGCAGGCGCAGCGTCAGCAATGCAATCTGTTTCATTTGCTGTACAGCTTGGGAATGTGTGGGAAACTGAACCGGTAGCCCCGGCATTTGTCGCAGGAATGGTTACAGTAAACACCTGCGGAAGCTTGCTATTTACAGCATACGCTACATAATCCACTACAGTGTACAATGTCGCGGCATCGCCCAGATTTGCTGGTTCAGGCAGATTTTTAATTGCCCCGTTAGTCATATCCAACGAACCAGGAATTTCCACATTGCCGTTAATGTATATCTTATTGTCTTGAAGAATAATTGCTGAATTGCCAGTACTTATCTCGATTCTGTTACTACCCAGCATAATTGAGCCGGGGCTAAGTATAACACCAGAAGAACCGTATTCATCACTTTCCAGCTCAAGTCCAACATTATTGGTGGACAGATCTAATTTACCGTATTCCGCTCCATTTTGCACAAGAATTTGAAAATCATCATCACGCGCAAAAACAAGCCATGCATCGCCCGCACTTTTCAAAAGAAAATCCCCAAATCCTTCTGGGAGTACATAAGGAAAAATACTGCCAAACAAATCCGCGTGTGCTGTTTCGCTAGTGTTGTGGTCTGTCAGTTCCTTTTTCACCGCATGGGCATTTTCCAATATCTTTTGTATCAGCGGATTAACAACCTCATCCGCGTCCACTGGGTCATCCTGTGTCAGTTTCGGAATATCCTCATGATATACAGGATTTTCGGGCAGTTCATAAACAGCCGCTGCTGTAGTTTCAGCCATATTGATCACGCCTCCTTTTAAGCCATCGCAAGATATCGATAAGGATTTTCCGCAGAGCCATCACCATTGAGCATTCCTTTGACAGAAAATCCGTTGCTTGTGATAGATACCAGTTTAGCATTTGCACCACGCACAGCTAATTGCACACAAGTTCGGTCATGCTGCTCCTCATAGTATCCACGGTATGCAACAACCAATACCGCGCGCGGCTGGAACCCAATTGAAATTGTCTGCGTATTGGTCGAACCAGAGCCAGTATAGGTGCCAGTGACAAAATAGCTGGTACGCCGCAGATTACTTTCTGTGGCTGACACCCGTGAAGCCAGCGACTGCCGGGCAGAAATCTCGCTGGCAAGCTGGCTTTCTAGCTGTGCAATGCGCGTTTCCAAACCGGACTGCATATTTTTCCCTAAATCGCTGACTGTCTTGCGGATATCAGCGTGTGCACTCGCATCTGCGTTATGCTGATCCAGCCCGCCGCCAATCAGTGTGCGCATATCCGCATGGGAATTTGCGTCCAGGTTATGTGCCTCCAATTTTGCCTGTACTGCCGCCGCACTGCCCTTCTTATCCGCGCCAGTCTGTTCATAGTCTGTCTGATGTGGATTATCCTGATTTCCAGTATGCGCAGCCAAATCTGCCAGCAGCGCATCCATATTGCCGCCCAGCACCTGCCGGATATCGGCGTGTGCATTTGTACTCTGGTTGTGGTCTTCCAGCCCGGTTTTCACAGCCAAGATGTTTTCAAGAATAGCCTGGAATAAGGGATTAAAAGTATCTTCCGCGTCTGCCGGGTCACTGCGTTGCAATCTGCGGATTTCTTCATGATATTCAGGGGTTAATTGATAGAATTCAGACATGATTTGTACCTCCAGTTAAAATTCATCATCAAACGTAAAAACAAATGCCATACCGGAATCTTTGCCCTTTGGCAGCATATTGCGGATGGCACACAATTCACCGTTTTCGTCAACAAGCGCAGCTTCGCTGATAGATACGCCGTCCAAATCATCTTCGGGGATCGTCACAGTATACCGTGCTGTAGTCGGCGCCGGATAGGAAACGCTGTCAATTTCATAGCGTCCTTCTTCTTTATTCAAGGCAATCTGCGCCCGAACAGGCACATTATTGACACCGCCGCTGCCAAACGCGATATGTGTAATTTTCGGTATTGTGGTGATCATGCCGCTGGTAATTTTGCAAAGCTGTTCCCGCCGGTAATCGGTCACTACTGTCATGATTTTTTCGTCTGCCATTTTTAGAGTTCCTCCTTTATGCTTTGAGTTTTGCGGAATGTTATTGCGCCATTAAACTGATATGTGCCATCCATTTTTCGGGCAATGCCTTTTTGCAGCGTACCATTCATCGAGCCACAGCGGTTTGTCACGCGGGCATGAAACCTCATTTCCGGCGCACTATATGTGATGACATTTTTATACCCAGCCCCAAACCGCAGCGCTGCTTTTCGCATCCCGCCATGTGGGTTTTGGAATGCTGTCCCTATTTCAAGCGCGGCGCACTGTAAACCCTCATCGTCATTCCAAAATCGCGTGATAAACCGCATTGCCGGATAGCCCTGGTGCAGCTTCCAACCGCCGTCAAGCCGTTCGCTGCCATCCAGTGCAATAAGCTGTTCCCGGTAATTGTGCTTTATGCGAGCAACACATTGAAACTGCGGAAAGGCAAAACCAGGGATAACCTGCCCAAGTTTCCAGCTTCCATCAAGCCGCTTTTGACCGTCCAGCTCAACAAGCCCTTCATAAAACCGCATACGGTACCGCATCCGCAGTGTGCGCAGCAGTAAATTACCTGACCTTTCGGTAAAAACAAGGCTTGGGAAGCGACAGGCAGCACACATGAAAAGATGCGCAGGTTTCGCCTGCCATACTGCGTTTTTTGCGCGTATTCTGGACGGCGAAAGCCCATACATTTCTAAAATAAACGTGTTTTTCGATACATTTTCGATGATTTTGCAAGGCACGCCAGCGATACTTTCAGCAAGTGCCGCAAGCATATATGGGTTTGCCGGAGGCGCTGCGCCAAGTTTAGTCAAAATGTTATTTCGACGTTCCTCTAATGTTTCAAATGGATCAGGAAAAATACCAAATTCCTGTTCCCAATAAGCAATCGCCCAAGAAACTGTTTGCGGTACGGTTTGCTGTTCCAGCGATTCACCGTAGCTGGCGGCATTGTCCAGCACACGTCCGATTACTTCCAGCAGCCAAAGTGCGGTGAAACTTTCACCATAAACAGGTGCAATAAAGTCAACCATTTGCTGTGCATGACGGCTTTGCAAAATGGCTTCCATCAGTTCTGTACGATATCTCATAGATCATCCACCTCAGCAAACTGGACCGTATCACGACTGATTTGCGGCAATTGTGTGGCAGTCAGTGGGATGTTTTCGGCTTCACCATTAACAGTTAAATTCCGATAGTCGTATACACCTTCTGTCCCAGCAAGGATTTTGCCAAGCTGTGTGACACGGATTTCCCCATCTGTTCTGGCGATTGCAAGATATTTTTGTGCTTCTGCAATAAACAACATCTTCACTGTATCAAGTGCAGCCGCCGCGCCCAGTTCAATTTCTGCGGAAAGGTTCAGTGTGACAGTTTCAGGCGCTTCAACTTTCAGCCGCGCATTGGGCGGAGTGAGTCGTTCAAATGGGCTGTCCGGCGCCATGATGTGATTATAAACTGCCTGGCACAGCGCATCATTTGCGGGACCGCCATTGCTGTCTGTAATCACGGCTGTAACCAGCCCACTGTCATCCGGCGTTGGGATGACAGTCACACCACCTACACCGTCAACTTCCAGCGCCCACCTGCGATAATCCGCGATAGAGCCAACACGGGAAGTATCACGGGAGCGGTCATATTCTACAACCCGCGTCCGTAACGATTCATCGTTTTCTGTTTCGGTGCCGCCGGTCATGGCTTCTGGATTATCGACTGATAAAATGCCATCAAGTGGTGTAATTTTGAATACAACAGTATGCGGCGGCACATTTCCGATCAGCCCAATTTGTGTACACTTAACAGGAACAGAAAAATTTTCAGTTTCTGCACGGCGGTCTTCTGTGGTGCGAAAGGATACAGAAGGTTTACCATCCGCGGATGCTGTTGCGAATTCCGTCCCTGCCGGAATGTCCAAAGGTGGCTTTACAACCAGTGACAACGTGCCTGCTGATGCTGTTGCCGCATGACGGACGATGCCTTTCATTTCTGCATGACAGTCCAGCCATTCGCCATCTGCATACAAAGGGAATATCAGTCGTAAAGCATTGGGCAGAACCTGCTGGCAAAGCTGCGCCGCAATTAGTGCTGTGGGACGTGTCAGGTTCCAGGCGTGCTGCCCTTGGCTTTTGTCCATATTTTCCGGCAACATATTTAACATTTCACTGTGTATTTTATCAACATCCATATTCATTAAAAATGATGGGAAAGGGATTTCACTCAAGGTTTGTTCACCTCCTTGTCAGGTTTGCAGTAACATCAATGCTGACACGGTCAATACCGCAAACTGTAACTGTGACTGTTACAGCATCCGGTGCGTTCCACAAGAACTTCACATCCTCTACATAAGCTGTGCGCCCATATGGATCAGCTTTCAGCGCTTCGGTAATTTGGCGGGTAAGCAGGGCTTCTGCTTTTTCGCGATTCTCCGCGGCAAAGGCTTCTTCTGTTTCAATGCCAAAATCGGTTGTATATGCAAGATGCTGATACCGTTCTGTCATCAGGCAGAATCGGCACCAATCTGCCCATGATTGGGTACCATCCGCATCTTGGATACGATGTTTGCCATCCTGCACAAAATCACCTGTTTCACAGTCAAATAGCAGTCCAGGGCGATATCCGACAGTCTTTTGAGTGTCTGTAATTTCAGCAGTTAAAATGTTTTCTGGGAATAGGTTATCTGCCATAAGCAACCTTCCTTTTGCGCATAAAAAAGAGAAAACACCAAAAGATGCTTTCTCTCCTTAAAACAGTCTTGTATTTTTCAGTTTATGCGGTTATAATAATGGTAATGGAAACAGCCGGGGTAAGGCTCCCGGCTGTTGATGGATTGTAAGCGGCGATTTTATCTGCCGCTTTCTTTTTTATTCTGGTTTAAACTGTCGGATAAGGCTGACGGCTTCTGGAATGGTGGTTGCTTTGCTTTCCACAAGCTGCGCTAACATCTCAAGAAGCACACGAAATTCAGTGTTGGTCATACCGTTTTCCATTTTCCTCACTTCCTTTTTAAAAGGGCATTGCTGTCCTTGCCTTACATGCTTATTATAATATATCTGTGCAGATATATCAATATGCAAACTGTATGAATATTTTTATGAGTTTTTGTTTTGCTTGTATATATGAGCAGATATATTTTATGGTATAATAATAAAAGGAAGGAGCTGAACCGATATGCCGGCAAGCAAAGCGCAACAAAAAGCTACAAATAAATATATGAAAGCGAATTATGATAGGGTTAGTCTTATACTTTCTAAAGGAAAAAAAGAAATTATCCAGCTTCACGCAAAAACACGTGGAGAGTCGCTTAATGGATTTATCAACCGTGCAATTGAAAATCAAATTAAATTGGATGAAACCGGGGAATAATCCTCGGTTTTTGCTTTTTAAAAAACGCCAATAATCACAGGCTGATTGCCAAGCCATGCCACCAGAACCTGTTCCCCACCGCGGAAATTCCCCACATGTCCGCAGCGCAGATATTCTTCCGGTGGAATGCGGTCTTTTAGGCTATGAACAGATAGATACAAGTCTATACCAATGGTTCCAGGCTCTAAAACTGCCTGTTTTTCTGCCTGCACCGTGCGCTGGATCTGCCCGGCAATCAGGCTTGCAAAAGCAGTCATTTCGTTCACGATAAATCCTCCAAAGTTACCTGCATCAGCTTTTTGGTATCGGTAATGCTCCGGGAAATCCCGGTTACAAGAAAAGAAGCAACCATATCCCCGGCAGCTACATTAACCTTATCGCCAGGCGCCAGCCATGGAATGTCAATCGCGCTGACTTCATAAGAAACCATTGGATGCCCTTTTTCTTTTATTGTGGTTTCAGCTTCCCGTTTCGCATCCGCAAGGCTGGTGTTTTCATCTTTGCTTTGGATTTTTTGCAGTGTACCATATTTTGCAGTATCCCCTTTTACTGTCGCTTCAATTTTACTGCGCCCGTTGTTGTCCGATTTGCCAAGGATAATAATTTTTGTCACAACATCATCCATACTGGTTTCAGATGCAGTGGAAATAACATTTTCCAGCCGTTTTAATGTGTAAACTGTGCTGTTTTCAGCAACAGGCGCAATTTTCACCACGTCCCCAACAGAGCGCATCACATACCGCTTGCCGGTTTTCTTTTTCACCGCGTTCAGCAGGTCAGACAAAAATATATCAGATAAGCTGCCTTTCAGCGGCATTTTATCATGGGTAATACTGTCATATGTGTAGTCAAGCTGAATACCCCAGCTTTCGCACAACGCCTGACAAATGCTTTTGGTGCTGCGTCCTTTTGGGAAATACCGATTGTCTTCGGACTGCTGTAGGTAAATCAAGTTGTCATAGCAAGTCAGCGTGAGTTCCTTTTCTGTCCGGCTGGCATAATTGATTGTCCAGACAAACCCGCGGAAAACCTCCGCAGCCTGTTCGCCGTCGTCTGCGTAAAGAAAGATGCGATCACGCACAGAAATGATACCTCGCAGCAGTCCATTATCAGTCTTTAAGTTGAAGCATTTGACACGGGCACATGCAGCAAGGCGGGTTTTTCCAGCGGTCATTTCAATTTCCAGCAGTACATTGCTGAGATCATATTTTGCGCCATCCGCAGTAACAAGGACGCAGGTGTATTTCGGATTTTGTTTGGATGCCAATGAGAATCACCTCAATTATCGCGGGATTTGCAGCTTTGTCCCCGGGAAAAGCCAATTCCCATGGCTGCTGGATTTCTTGCCATAAGATATTGCTGCCTGTTCAATAATCGCCTGATTTTGCTCATAAATTTCCGGCCATCGGGAGCTTTTGCCCAAAAACCGCTGGGCAACCATCCAAAGTGTATCGCCTTCCTGCACAGTGTAAGATGTGGCAGAAGATTGTGTTTCGGGGCGTGTTGGCGCTGGCGCACCCTCAGAGGCGGCAGAAGGCGGCGCGGTCACGCCAATCGTGATATTTCGCGCATCCACAAAAGAAATGCTGTATTCGTAATCGCCGAAAGCCCCAGCGTACTTTACATCATAATCTTCCAGATACACTTCATGATTGATTGGTGTGCCAGTGACAAGCAATCGCAAAGGTGTGCCATATTCACGCCAGCCGCTCCAAACCTGCTGCACCCATAGTGGATCCACAACCGAACGCAGAAAAGGTGCGCCATTTGGGAAGTGGTTCAGTCCCGGCAAAATACCTTCCCATGAATAACCATGAATATTTGCCCCAGCCGGAATTTTTACTTCACCGCGGTCCAGGATATCATAGCTGGCAAACCGTGTGCCATTGGATGTGAAATGGATTTCGTCTGGTATCCATGGGATGCGTATCTGCTGTGCGGCAGAAGTTTCTGTGATATAAATATCTGGAATCATGCGGTCACACCTCCACGCACTGGTATATTCCGAAATTCCTCCTCCAGCCCACGCTGGATAGCGTTTACAACTCTTTTTGTGATTTCATCTTCTTTGCCGACAGAAACGGAAACCGCATTGTCTTCGCCGCCATGAATATCAATTTGAAATGTATTGCCTTCAACCTTCACAGTAATATTTCCGCCGCTGCTGACTGGGCGGTTTTCTGCCGGTTCTGGCGGACGGAAAACCGTACCGCTTCCCACAATGCCGCCATCCGCAAATTCCCGCACACCAAGCGCCTTGCCAGCACGTTCCCAAAGTTCCAGACCACGCCCACGGCGTTTTGAACCCAATGGGATAATGGCTTCTGGGCCATCTTCACCAACCCAAGAAAGCAGCGGGCGGTTTACAATCCGCCCTTCCGCACTTTGGGTAATGTTTGCAGTAACCTCAGTGGAAGCGCCGCCGGTATTCAGCGAAAATGATGGATTCATCAGCTGATAATTTGCCCGTACCCGGACAGTTGTCGTAGTATCAAACCCGGATGCAAAATTTCTGTTGATTGCGTTCCCTGTATTGGTTTTCACATTGCTAACTGCATTTTCAATCGGCGACATATCCAGGGTGTTTAAGGCGCCCGAGATTGCCGCCCCTGTCGCCGTGCCGCATGGCGAAAAGTCCTGCGCAGCAATACCGGACGCAAGGGATGTATTGATAAGATTAGAAACGCCAAATACAAAAGCGCTGGTATCTGTATTTGCAAGGCTGCTGCTCATTCCCTGCATCACAGCATTACCCATGTCGTTGCTTGAAAGGGCGCTGGTAATGCTTTCTGCTGCACTTTTGGGCAGGGTTGCTGCTACAGATGCAAGCAATCCTACAATTTCGGTTTGAACTTCTGCACTTAAGCCATCTAAACCCAGCATTTTTGCCGCAGTCGGGATATCAACCTTTGAAAAATCCATCCCATTTGCTAAAGCATTATTCAGTGCGGTTTGCAGTTTTTCTGCGGTTGTGCCTTCAATTTGCGGCAAGATATTTGCCAGTTCCTTGTCATATGCTTCTGCGATGGTTTCTATCTGAAATTTTTCAACAGAAAGTTGTAAATCCGCTATTTTTTTATTGTAATCTGCTACAAGTGCGTCAAATTGTACTTTATTCTTACCTTCATCGAAATCTGGGTCTGTTTTTTGCAGTTCCAATGCAGTCAGTCCAACTTTCAATGCCTTATCGTATGACTCCATGGAGGCTTGTACTTGCTGGGCAAGTTCCGTCTGCAACGCCGCAAAACTTTCCTGATCCAGTGCCGCACCACCATATTTAATTTTCAGCATATCCAAGCTGGCAGTAGCTTCAGCATTCGCAACCTTATCTGTAATTGCTGTGATTTTATCCTGAATATCCTGTATAATTTTCTGTTCATCGACATCAATCACGCCATCTTCCAACGCAATATTGATTGCCGCTGTGTGTTCATTATTCCAGTTGTCCAGATGGGTTTGCAGTTCTTTATATGTATTGTCCAGATAGGTAAAGTCAAATTCGCTGTCCTCGCCAACCAGCAGTTTTATTGCCGATGTGGACTGAAAATGCGCATTTTCCACATATTTTTTTGCGTTTGTATAAACATCACTCAGGCTGGCTTTATATTCGTCCAATTCGGATTCATCCAGCGTAAGTCCAGTGCCGATTTTCCAGTTTAGCTTGTCCATCCCGGAGATCGTGTTCTGGATTTCAGCATAAGATGCCGCCGCATTTGCGGAAGCGTTCCGGAACATATCCAGCCCGGAAGCATCCCCAATATCCGCAATATTCGCCGCAATTGTTTTCACCTCAGCCGCAGTCATACGCAGCGTACCGAAATGATTGCGCATATCTTCTGTCACTGTTTTGTTGAACAGTTTTTCAAATTCTTCCGCAGAAACAGAAGTGTCCTGCAATGCGTCCCTGAGTTCCGAACTGCTGAATTTCGCCGCTTTTCCAGCAAGTTCAAACGCACGGGTTTCTTTTTCAGCACGCTTCATTTCTTCGGCATAATCGGACTTTGTTTTTTCTCCGATAAACATACCGGCAAGCCCACCAATACCAGCACCAATCAATGCGCCAGCGCCAGCGCCAATACCGAAAAAGGCTGTTCCGATACCAGCGCCGATTGCGGCACCTGCTGCAACACCACGGAATTTTGCTGAAGCAGACTTATCATATGCTTCTCTTTCTTTATCATTCTGACTTTTAGCAGCTACTGCCATATCGCTAACACCACTGAACAGCGTCGCGCCGCCAATAACAGCACCAGCCACAGAACCAAGTCCTATTGCTGACTGACCGGCAGAACTTAGGAAAGCACCATCCGCAAGATTCCCTGCGCCAAGCACAATTGCAGTATTCGCGCCGGAGGTCAGAGCGCCACCGCCAGCAAGCGTACCTGCGCCAAGTGCAGTTGCAGCCTTTGCACCAAAATTCATGATACCCATCCCGGCAGCTGCGGCATTTGCGCCAAGCCCAATTATATTTGCCAGCGCACCGGAACCAAGCACTGCCGTGCCAATCATCGCGGCAATTGGATGCGCCTGGAACGCTGCTTTCAGGCTTTCTATCAGTGCCTGCCCAATCAGCGAACCAATTTCAGCCATACCGGAAACAAGTGTTGTTTTAATGTTCTCGCCATGTCGTGCCCACCATGCCGAAAATGGTTCTGCAATCAGGTTGTCCCAAACAAGTTTTGCCTTGCCGAATAAATCAGCATCTTTCCATTCCGCGCTGCTCATGACTTCCTGCATGGTTTGTTTTACCCATTGGATTTTTGCTTCAATGCTGTCCAGCATCCCGTTAATCGCGTTTTGGATATCCGGCATTTTTGCGGTCAGCCATTCGACAAACTGCCGTAAATATGGTGCAAGACGTTCCCCAATGCTGCTTTTTACGCCATCCGCGGCACTTTGCAGTAAGACAAGCGAACCTTGCAGATTATCCAACATGATTTCAGACATGGATTTTGCGGTGCCTTCAGAATTTTCGATTGCGTTTGAAAGTTTTTTGAAATCCTTTTCGCTTGCCTGAATGATGGACAGCATCCCAGGCAGGGCGCGGTCGCCAAACAATGTGCTGACCGCCTCCAGCTTTTCCATCTGTTCTGCTGATTTCCCGGCGGCTTTTGCCAGCCCTAAAATGCTGTCGCTGTCATTGATATCGCCATCCGCGTTCAAAATCGCGGCATCTAAATCGCCAAAAGAAGCCCGCAGGTTTTCCATGATTTGCATCAGCGTTTTGGAGGAACCGTCCGGGTTCTTCATGGAAATACCGTACTTATCCATTGCTGCCGCCGCTTTTTTGCTTGGATTCAGCATAGCAGTTAATGCGCCGCGCAATGCGGTGCCGGACATAGACGCCTTGATACCCGAATTTGCCATCAAGCCAAGTGCAGTCGCAGTGTCTTCAATACTGAATCCCAAACTGCCAGCCAGCGGCGCGATATACTTGAACGATTCGCCAAGCATGGATACATTCGTGTTGGAATTGCTGGATGCAGCCGCTAAAACATCGGCAAAATGTGTGACTTCTTCAGCGCCTAACCCAAACGCGGTCATCGCGTCGGTAACAATATCGCTGACTGTACCAAGTTCCTCGCCGGATGCTGCCGCAAGGTGCATAATGCCCTCAATGCCGTTCAGCATATCATCGGCTTTCCAGCCAGCCATCGCCATATACTTGAGGGCATCCCCAGCTTCGGTTGCCGTGAATTTTGTTGTTCTGCCCATTTCGGCGGCTTTGGCATTCAGCTTTTCCATTTCGATTGCTGACGCACCGCTGATTGCTTTTACTTCACTGAGTTTCGCTTCAAATGACGCGTAAGTTTTCACGACATCACTGATGCCGCCGCTGACGCCAATGACAATGCCAAGCTGCAATAGTGGATTTTTCAGCAAGTTCAGGATGCCGCGGATTGGTGCGGTTGCCTTATCAAGCACAGTAACTGTGGTGCGCCACACCTTACCCGCAATACGTTTGCCGGTAGTCCAAATGTTATTTAGCACACGAGTGGCACGGTCAACAGTTTGCAGGGTAACGGCAACACGAGTATGCCCCAATGCTTTTGCACGTTTTTCCAGCTTGCGGATTGCGGATTCCGCACGTCCTGCCTGCCCAGTCACTTGATCGGTAAATCTCGCCGCAACATCAATCACAACTTTTGCCGCCATTATTTTGTGACCTCCTTCTGCTTTGCGAAATTACCAATCTTAATTGGCGTGCCGCCCTCCATGACAGCTTTTTGTGTGGATGCCAAAAGAAAGGCACGTTCCCCGGCAGGCACCGGGTCATTTGGGGTGCGCAGCCCCATTAAAATACCCGGTGCAATACCTTGATTTTGGAATGCAGTATGCAGCAAAAAGCCCAATCCTGTGCCGTCAATTACTTTTTTGCGTAGTCCTCCGCGTCAAATTGTTCCTCATCATCAAGACCACTAATCTCAATGATTTTATCGGATAATGCAGTTTTTTCGCCAAGCAGCAGCAAAACATCAATGCTTTCCACATTCTCCATCAGACCGAATTTATCTTTGACGGATTTGTTGCCCCAGATTTTCTGTTGATCCTCCGGTATGGTTGCCAGATAAATCAGCCAGCTGTTAAACAGGCAGGGATTAAAATCTTTTTCAATTTGCGGATACTTTGCGCCACGTGGATCGCGCATATGCGTAGTTGCTTTTTTACGTGCAACACGCACATCCTCTTCACTGACGGGATGCACATGAACCGAAAAATAAAACTTACCGCCCCGGCGGATTTCCACTTCGGCCACAGCATTTTCTGTATTGCGAAAGTCGGCAGCTGCCAGCAGGGAAGTCACCAGATCATATTCCGCACCTTTCGGATCTGCGGCATTCGCCAGCCCTAAATCGGCTGCATTCTGTTCAAATTTATCAGTCATTATGTTAAATCCTTTCTGTTCTTTGATTAGCCTTCAGCGGCAAGATAAGTAGAAGCGATTGTAGAAATAAACTCGGGGATAGAGTTTAGCGAGAATGTATGCTCTCTCTGAATCACTTCACCAGGTGTCAGTGACATCAGCCCAAACGCGCCATTCGGCACAGCATTGTTAAACGCGATACGTTGTTCCTGCCCGTCCGGCTTCACGGCTACGCCCTGGAAATTATAAACCGGCAGCCTTCCTGCGTGAATCTCGTCAAGCAGTGGTTCCATAATCAGGTCGTCCCGAACTACCATTTCGGTATAGGAAAGGTCGAAAGTCACACCGGTTGGAATACGATGCTGCACAATCGAACCGACTGGCTGTATTTCAGCGGTATTGACATTCATTGTGACCTTATATTCATTAACTTCAGCCAGAAATACATTCACGCCGCCCACTTCTACAAACAGTTTGCCGTCTTTGCCGGTCATCACTTCGGCGGTATTCAGGGTATTGTTTTTTCCCATTTTTACAGTTCAACTCCTTATGAGGACAAAGGGCAGCCAAAACATAGCCGCCCTTTATCAAAAATTCAGTTTATTCCTGCGAGAACCGGAACAGATAATGCAGATAAATTTTCTCCAGGCTGTCGATATCATCCGCCTGAATGGTGAACCATGCACTATCCGCGGCATAACGTTCTACACTGAACGATGCACCAGCAAAAAGTTTCCGTTCATTTGCCATCGCAGCCAGCACAAGATTGCCAGTTTGAATGACATCGCCAATCCCATCAGAATCGCAATTTACCCGCCCGACTTTAGGCAAAAGCGCCCGATCCAAACGGTCAAACATTTCAAAACGGGTTTTGGTGCGGCGGATTTTCTTCCAGCCGTTATCCTGGTTTTCCTCTGGTTTCACCAGCGTATTGATACCGGAATCATACCAGATATCCCCGTCATTTGACATGGACGGCAACAGCATACCAGATAAAATCGCCGACTCATACTGCATATTTGTGAAGGTTTCAAGCAAACCTGTCGCCTTGTTAATTCGAGCATGGGTGATACTTTGGTTTGCCGACGTACCGGCAATTTTGCCTGCTGTTTGACAAATTGCAAGTACGCCATCCTGTTCGCCGGAAGCGGTCAGCCAACCTGAACCAAGATAAACAACTTTTTCATCATTGAAACTGGCGGCGTGTTTCAGCCGTGTTTCAAATGCGATTTCACGTTTTTCGCCCAGCACAGCAATGCCAAGTTTGCCGGTCTGATGCGCATTTTTCAAATATTCATGCAGCAGCATGGACAGCGCAAGATCCTCGCCATCATCAATATCCAGCGCAATGCAGTTGTAATAAAATGGCTCAAATGCTTCAAACGCCTTGGAATAATCCTCATTTGTAACTTTCGGATCCTCACCGCCTGTGAGTGCGCCGGAAGCTTCCGGCACATTTGCCAGCGTGCCTGTGCCATCACCTGCCAAAGCAAAATCAATGTATTTGCTGTTCCGGCAAGCTTTCACAAGATTTGCTGGTTCATTTGCAGTATCCGCGTCAAATGCGAAAGTTTCTACCAAAGTTGTACCAGTGTAAATGTTAGCTTCCTTCTTGGATGTATCGCCCAATTTGGGCAGAATAGACAGCACAATCGGGAATGTACCTTCATATTTTGCGGTCGCTGTAACCGCGTCCTGACTTTCGCTGTCCTGGACTTTCAGCGCCGCTTTTTTACCACCTGCGCCCAAACGGTATGTATAAACTGTGGTTGCACCGCCATCAAACATGGCTTGCGCAGCAGGTACAGTAAACCCGTCACCGTATTCGCCAGCGCCGTAATTTTTCTTCAAATCGCCGTTAATATTTTTTACAACTTCGCCAAGCGGTCCCCAACTTGCGCGGATTGGGATCGCGCAAATGCCATCCTGGGCGGCAGGCGCAGTGGGTGATGTGATATTGGAATAACGCTGGTACACACCGGCGCGAACCTTTTCTTCGCCTTCTTTATAATAAATCGACATCTTATTTCACCTCTTTCTGCCGGAATGTGTCAATGATTTTCCGTGCTTCAGCTGTGGTCAAATTGTCCTTCCCGGCAAGTTTCAGCGCACAGGAAACCACAGCTTTTGACGTGCCAAATTCACGATAGCCATCAATCAATTGCTGCATAGAATAGACTGGTTCCAGCTTTTTTGGTGCCGGGATATCGGTTTTCTTTTCTGATTTTTCTGCCATAGATATTTGTCCTCCATTTTTATTTGAAATGAATATGCCGCAGGGTGTCTGCCTGCGGCGGATGTTTGATTTGGGCATATGTTGCATCCACAGTAATTTGTCCAGTGTGTAGGGCATCTGCACTATTGTCCACACGGGTGCGCCGGATGATAATTTGTGTTTCACCGGATTTTACAAGATGTTTCGCACGGTCCAGCGCGAAAATCATTTCATGTGCAAGCACAGACGCCGCGGAAACATCCTGCGCAAAAATATGTCCCTGTAAAATTGCAGTCCGCCAAATTGTCTGCCAGGTATCGGGAATCCATTCAGCAGGCGCCACAGAAGTGACACGCCAATAAATCCCGGCTGACTTGCCTGCGGGTTTCCAGACTTCCGGCAGACCATCCAGCCCGATCACCGATAAATGCGGGAAATTTTGCGTTGTCCAATCATTAAACCGCGCTATGACATCCGGATTTTCAGTGGTTAGCAGTGGGAATGCGAGCAGTGAAAATGTTAACGTCACACCATTTACTTTTGGGTCGCCCTGTTCGGTAAAATACCGGGAATCTTCCCACTGCGCCGCCATTGTACAGCCATTTTCAGTAAAGAAATATCCGTTAATTTTTTCCCGTACAATCTGTTCCGGCAGCTCCGGCACTTCACAAAAAATATCCACAAAAAGCCTGCCGCCAACTGCCCGTGCCGGGTCGCCTTCCGCGTCAATGGCGAACACAATGCGCCCATATTGTGCTCCATTCTGCCAAAGTAAGTCAGTATCTGGTGGGGCTTTTTGAAAGAATACTGCCGGTTTTTCGGCATATTCGGTCAAATAGGGCGCAAGCTCACTGCATTGTAGTAAATGTTTATAAATTGCCTGTTCAAGCATAGTTGCTCCTTAATATGGCGTAGAATAAATCTGCATAATATGCGGCAGCGCCCATTGCTTAATCTTTTCAGCATAGGGACGTGCTGCCATACAGCTTGTACCATTTTCCAAAATCTCACCAAGCAGATATCCGCCGTTATCAGTCTGTAAACTGCTTTCAATACGAGAAACATACTGTTCCCCAGCTTGGAACGCGGAAGGTTTCCAACTATTTCGGAAACTGCCGGTGCGCACAGCAGGCGGCTGACCAGGCGCGGAAGCGGTATAATATTTCTTCGTGCCCGGGACACGATATTTCCGTCCCCCGCTGCGGCTGCCCGCAAGGACTTCCAGCGCTGTATTTCGCAGCTGCGTTGCCGCAAGCACACTGTTCCGTTTCATCTGCCGTGTCAGCCTGCGGGTTTCATCATCAATGATATGCCGAAATGTTATATCTGCACTCACGATAAATCCTTCCTTTCCTGCGCAAAATAAATGCAAAAATGCCCAAGCCCTGCCGGATCATGCGTGCCGAGAACATAGAATTTTCTGTCCATAAGTTCCAACATATCACCGGGTTTTGCGGATGCGCCAATACCACGCTGGATGATTTTATACAGCACCGGATGTCCATCTTGTTTCCATTGTTCCGTAGCTTTCCACTGCGAAACATCACCTTGTGAAGCCCGCATCATGATTCCGATAAACTGTCCGGCGGGTGTGAATTTTTCAGCAATTGGTCTGCCTGTTTCCGTAATGCTACCCTGACGCGATAGAACAGTGAATTTTTGAAACCCTTGCCCGGGACGTAAAAACGAATGGAACATTGCTTAAAATCTCCGTGGATTGGCGTGTAAATCGCCATAAAAATATGGTTTGCCAGTTGACTTCCCATGTATGCGCGGCACAGCAGTCAGGTTCGACATTTTCTTTTCCACCTCATCCAGCATGGTTTTCCAACGTGGGAACCGCTGGCTTAGCGCATAAGAAAGACCGTCTGCCTGTGTATCAACTTCATAGGACAGTTTCATGACAATTGCCCGCAGGCAGGCAAGTTTCGCCCTTTGCCAATCCGGATGCTGTCCAAGCATAGCGGCATATTCCTCATCACATAAAGCACAGGTAACGGCACCCATTCCCACCGCAGTGTCGCCAAGTTCAAACCGCATTTTATCCACGCCTGGAATAGCAAGATTGAGTGGATTATAACTCCAGGTTGCCATAGAAAATCACCTGCTTTTTGTTGTTTGTTTGCGCTGTGGTTTGGGCGGGGACTCTGATTTGCCATCCGGTTCTTTCGGCTTGTCATCCGGATCTTTCGCTTTGCCATCAGACTGTTCTGGTTCGTTTTCTGATTCCTCTGGCTTGCCGTTTGGTTCTTCGGATTTGCTATCCGGCACTTCTGCCAGCTTACCCATTTGAATCAGCCGTCTTGCCATTTCAGGCAAAATAAGTTCAGTCGGAACATTTTCGCCAATCCAGAACTTTTGCCCTGCAAAACAGCAGGGTTTTAATGCTACATATGCCATATCACACACAATCCTTTAGGAATACCGCGAGATCATCGCCGGTTTTCTTCATATCAGCAGAAAACAGCCCTTCGATAAATTCTGAATGTGTTCCGTTTTCACCTTCATACTGGATCACAGGCATGTATTGCCCATCGCCAAGCATATCCCAAGTGAAAATGTAACCTGCGGAAGGTTCGTCAATTGCAGGTGCGGATGTTGCATAAGCAAGGATTGCCGCGTTTGCATCACAGATAAAATCCATATCTTCCGCTTCGCCAAGCCCAGCTTTGTTATAAATCGCAGACAGTACAACGACTTTTTCAAGCCCGAAAAGCTCCGCCAGCACACGTTCATTGACTGTTGCCGGATTTGCGGTAGAACCGCCGAACTTCACCCGTTCCACAACACCAGGATGGTTTTTCAGCGCATTGTATGTATTTTTGCCAAGCCCTAAACGGTTAGGGCGGCGTCCTGTACTTTGTTCGATTTCGGTGCATAAATCATCAAACAGCCGCACAGGGTCGCAGTTATCATCGGTAAATTTAATGAATGTTTTGCCGGATGCGCTGTACGCTGTGCCGCCTGTCCATTCGTTGCTCCAAACACCGGATTTGAAGAAACTTTCAGCAAAAATCCTGTCCTGATGCAGGTTCATCTGTTCTGCGATAAAACGGATTTTTGCACGGCGCGGATCAGCGGCACCTGGTGTGCCGGTGCGCTGGAAATTCAGTGTACTGATTTGGTCGATGCCGACAATAATCTGGTCAACTTTGCAGCTATAGGACTGGTCAAGCTGCCCCATTTGTGCCGGAGTAACTTTGCCAAATTCGGGCTTGCGCTGTGCGTTATCGCGCAGCAGAGAAGCCTTATCGAAAATATAATACCGAGCGCTGGCAAGCTGCACCGGGCAAATCGGGAACAGGTTTTTCGCGGCATAACGGTCAGCATTTTGGAAATACGCCATGGACATATTGGTCAGATAAATATTCGGTTTGAAAGCGCCTTTTGCAATCTGCGCAGAAAGTGCGCCGGGATGGATACCATTTGGCATAATAAAAATCCTCCTTGTAAGCTGATTACTTCATTGTTTTTAAGATCCTGGCGTTGCTGGCGTTGCCCCGCCGGAAGCGGCAGCAAGTGAACCACTGCGCAAAACCGCCTGTACAAAAGCATCTTTCGCGCCGCTTTCCAGTGTGACGGCGATATAACTGCCGGATGCCGCGGGAACCAGCGCGCCATTTGCATCTGGTGCAAGGGCATCACCAGGTTTCACAGCGGCGCCAGCCTTTACATGGCCGATATCTTTGATTTGGATGCCAATATCGTCACCTTTGTTGATATTCTCCGGATTACTCAATACAGCAATCCCAAGTGCCGATTTGCCCGCATCTGCCAGGACAATACCGCCAGTTTCATCAAACATGACAGCTTTGCCGCGCACATCCGCAAGATCAGCCCCAGCTTTCATGGAAATCACGGGGCTTTGATTAATGGAAGCTGCAATATAATTCATAACAAAAAATCCTCCTGATTAACTGTTGTATTCGTTTTCATATTCCTGCACAAGTTCCGGATGCTGTTCCCAAGCCTTGTTGACTGCTGAAATATGGTCAAGATTTGGGTCAGCTTTTTGAATTTCCGCGGCAATCGCCTGGATTTTCTCAATTGGGCTGCCGCCTGCCGTGCCATCATGTGAAGCCTTGCCAATTTCAGTGAACAGCCCGGATTTCTGGACAAGGGCAAGCGCTTTATCCAGCATCGCAATATACGAGGCATAACCTGCTTCGTCAGATTTTTTGAGTGTGTAAAGGGTTTTCGCCAGATCTTCCGGCTTTTCGCCGATGATTTCATACTTCTGGGCAGTTTTGATCAGTTCCTTCATTTCAAGGGACTTTTCAAGCTGTTCCATGCGTGCCTGCACAGAACCCAACGTACCAAGCAATGCGTCATTTGCACTCTTTTGTGTTTCAGCGGGTTTTGCATCACCTGCTGGTGGCGGCGTATTCGCCTTTGGCGGCTGAGTGCCCTCTGGCTCTGGTTGTTTGGGTTTCTGCGGTTTTGACGGTTCTTCGCTCTCGGGTTCCGGCACAGTGGCTTTGGCGATCAGCGCCTCATACTGTGCCAATTCTTCTGCGGAAAATTTGCTTTTGTCGATTTTCATTTGATTTCAGTCCTTTCGCTGATTTTGGGCATGAAAAAACCACCCTCATATCAAAATCAGGTGGTTCTTATATTTCGGTAATGTCGTCAAACCGTTTCGGGTCATCGCTTGCAATCACCTTGCCAGGCGGCGGCTCCGCACTCTTGAACAGGCAGATATCCGCCTGCTGGTTTGCCCCAGCGCGTACCAGGTCAACGCTGGTTAAGATGATATTTTTCAGCTTATTTGCCATGTTAATCATTTCCTTCTTCAATACGTGTCGCAGTTCCTTCGATGGAAAACATTTTATAGGTGCCATTTTGGATTTTCTCCCATGCTTCATCATCGTCAACATGGAAGCCGATCCACCAACCAACCGGCAGCACACCGGGCGGGATGCCCATTGCCTTTTGTTTTTCCTCGGTAAAGACGCAACTTTCCACAAGCCTTGCCCTTTTGCGCAAGTGTGCATTATGTTCCTCGCCGCCATCACGAAAGTCCAGCACATACGCATAAGCTGCGGTTTCCAGATCGTCCGGGTCGATAATATCATTTTGCCTGTCACAAAGCGGCTCACCATTTAGGGCAATAGATACTGACGCCCAGCCAAATACAAGATGCTTATCATCAGATTTCAGGATTGCAAAATCCGCCAAAGGTTTCACCTCCGTTTTTACGCATAAGAAAAGCATCGCGCTTTTTTGCGTGATGCTTCATTATTTGACTAACTGTCGAACCTGTTCCCAAAGGTCGTCGTAGCATTCTTTCATAACATCTCTTCCGCCAAAACAATCATCGCTCATTATAATCAAAGTCCGTATCGCACGCCTTACGTCTTCTTTCCCGTGCAATTGTATTACGCCGTCCACAGGTGTAATTGTCATGATTTTTCCGCTTTCGTTGCGTTCTGCATCGCGTTTCAGGCAGTCTTTGATTTCCGCTGAAACGTCCAGCGCGTCAATTTCCTCATCGGTCAGTTCGGGGCGTTCGTCCGCGTAGGCGCGTGTAAAACGTGTAAAAGATTTGCTTTCCTGGTCGCATTCTAATCCCGGCAAAAAGGGCTGTTCGTTCATATTGTTTTCCTCCATTTATGGAACTTTGTTATCTTTTACTGGATAAAAGTTCTGAAGTTTTCGCGGAGATGCTCAGGCTGTACCACGCAAAGCTTCATACAGACGACCAGCCATTTCCTTTGCGGCGTCTTCAGCGTTTGAACGCTGTATTCCGTCTGTCAGTTTTCCCAAGTCGGAAACCAGCGCGTCCGTCAATGCTCTGGCTTCTTTCAACTTTTCGACCAACTGCACAACATTTTGCTGTGCTGCTTCTATCCCTTCAAGTTCCACTGGGATAGTGATAGTATTTCCGGTCATTATGTTTCCTCCATTTACGGTGTGAAGCCATAATCAAAAATGCGCCCATTCCGCCGCATCACTGATATCCTTTGCCCTGCCTGAATATTTTGGGCGTGGCTTTTCAGTGGTCAAAGAATGAGTAGCGTTTCGATTCGATATGATACGGCTTATCATCCAGCAGCGCCTTTTCAAGGGTTTCCTTGTAGACCTGCGCCGCGCATTTCTCACCGTGTCTGTGGAAGTCGGCGTAGTTGAATTCAATAAAATCTTCGCCAAACCTCTCTTCGTACTGGTCAAGTAAAACATCAAGCTCTTTATTTTTCAGTATTTTCATATCAACGGCGGCAACATACATATTCCCATCTCCTCATATCAGGAATCTTTGATAAACAGCAAATACCTGTGGAAAATGCTTTTTCAAAAACGATAAGACTTTTTCATCCTGAAAGGATTCCAGCGCAAACAGGTTTGCAAAGATTTCTATTTCCTTGTTGCCTGGGTGCTGCCAGTAAGATTTCTTGTGACCGGGGCGGAATCTGTAACGCTGTTCACAAATCGCGCTCAATATGTCGGACAGAAAGCCACGAGAATCGTTTTCCACAAACGCCATAAACATTTCCGGGTCAGCGTCAAGAACCGCTCCTGCATCACGTATGGCGTCAGAAAAGGCTTTTGCTTCCCACGACCGCACAAAATACCTGTCAGCCCTGTGTGCCAGTTCATGCGTCATAACAACGTTGAAGTTGTAATCTGCAAATTCCTCTTTTGATGGGTCGTAGTAGATAGTGTCATCTTTTCCTAGATACCCAAACGCCGCATCAGGCAATGCCGTCTGTGCAAACGTCACAGCTTCAAGCGATTGCGCCAGCATCGACCTGTTCTTTTCCGGTACAGTTTGCAGGAACGCGGCATAATCCTGTTTTGCCCGTTCCAAATCGAACGAACCATCAGAGCGCATATACCCGCGCATATCCTGCGGTATTTCCTCAATTATATCATATCGTGTATCCTCCCGCAACTGTGGCGGTTCGACTTCCTCAATATCAAGCGCGCACCGGCAAGATGGATGTGCTGGCGGTGCAAGTCGGACATCCAGCCCCGAAAGCCGTGTGGAAAATGGGAACGGCTCATTCAGCGGGATTTCCATCCCATGCAGCCGCATACAGGTTTCACAAGTCCGTTCATCCCGTGCAGACCGCCAAACCTTCACAGCTTTGCCGAGGTATCCGGCTTCCTGCGCCTGCCTTGCCCATTCCAATGTGCCTTGGTTATAGGCAAAGGCAAGTTCCGTTCGAGCAATGTTATAGCCCCGGTAGCGGTGCTGCCTGACGGCATATCGGATTGCTTTATCCACCGCTTTTTGCTGGCTCATACCGTTTGTAATCAGCGTCTGCATATAATTTGCATTTGCGATACTTTGCTGGTATGTCAGCCCAACCATCGGACGTATCGCCCGTGCCAGCACATCCACATTCATGCCGCTGTTTGCCGCATGATGGATTACTGCCTGTAAGCCCTGCAATTGTGCGTTTGTACTGTTTGTCACAAATGCTGCGCCGCGGTTTGCTGTCCAGCGCTGCACGCCGTCTGCCATCGCGTCAAACCGCCAGCCGGGATATCGTGCTTGCAAACGTTTAGCGGCGTTCTGCATTGCTACAAGCCACAATGGACGCAAATGCTGCGACACAAACCGCACATAATCCTGCTGCCACTGCTGGAGCCATGCCGGACTGATATTGCCGTTTAAGATTGCCTCCCGCAGTTCTTTGTATGTAATGGCACGCCCCTGATTGTGCCATAATGTTTGCAAGAAGGATACCAGTTCCGGTTCCTGTTGGTTCAGGAATGAAATCAGCATCGTTCTGGCATCCGGGCGGTTTGCTGCTTTAATCACACTGCTGCGCATCCGGTTCCCTCCCAAGGGCAGCGGCTTCATCATCTGTGTCCTGCCGCACAGGGTATGGTTCGCTGGTTAGCTTTTCCGGCAGACCTGCAATCCCGCGAATATAATCTTCCAGTTCATCATCTGGCTGTAATGCGCCAATGCCGACCATGCTTTTGATAAATTCTCCGATGTTATCTAAATCCGCATCTTCAATATCGCCATGCACCATTTTTGGATAATCGGTCATGCCAGCAAAATGTGTACTGTTCAAATCCATCAAGCGGGGGATTGCCTGGTTATTAAACACTTCGCAGATGATATCCAGATATGTTCCAATCGCAAGTGCAAAGATTTTTGTTTTGCTGCTGGCAAGTGCGAAACTGCCAACGGCTTGCTGCCCCAGCAAAACGAAATCAGCAAGCACAGTAGTGGCAATACGTTTGTCATACCGCTCAATAATCGCATTGGTATCAAACTGCCTGCGGCTACCGGTTGAAAGCAGTTCCAGCTTCCAGCCATTTTCCCCGCCGGGGAGCACAATGCCTTCCCGCGCATCACGGCGGATGCTGGATACTATCGCTTCGGCATTCGCCAGTGTCTGTACGGCTTCCGGGTTGCTGCCGTCCCAAAGGTCTGTGTTTTCTGGCGCATATAACACAGGGAAGCCAGCTAAATCCCGTTCAATGCCAATCCCTTCGATTTCCTGAATACGTTTTTTGAAATACCATGACCGATACGCATTGCGCAGAATGGAACGCCCTTCCGGGTTGCCTTTCCTGCTTTTCGTTCGGAAATGCAGCGCCTTTTCGAGTGGGATGGTGAGCTGTTCAAAAGTCGGCGCAGGAGTTTGGGTCATCGCGGAAAGTTCATCGGAACCCGGGATGTATTCCCATCTATAAAGTGTTTCCTGGGCACGGATCGGCAGCCTGCTCCAGCCAATCAGCCCATCATCATATCTGCTGCTGGACGCCGGGTTTTTGGATTTCCCACGCCGGAATTTATACACAATTTCATGATAACTCCAGCCATAAGTTAAGAATGACAGGATTTCAGACAAAGTATCTGTCCAAGTATCCTGCATATCGTGCATACATTGCTGTACAAATTCAGCAGCATCCCGGTCAATTTCGGTATCCCCACCGGGCTGGATGGTAAAATCACATTGTCGCATCAGCATTTCAATAGCAAACAGGATAGCGCCCACAGTTTCATCATTTTCGCTCATTTCCTGATAAACCTGGACACCTTTTAGCCCACGCAGTTCGGGCAGAAATTCCTCATAGAAAACGCCACCATACCGCCGCTGACCAATTCGCCCATATTCTTTTCGCAAAATTTACCGCCTCCAGTAACTTTGGTGTGCGCCTAATTTATCAGAAGCACCGGGAAGCTGGGCAATATATCCGCCTTTCTGCATATCCCGTTCACAGGCATACCGTACCGCATCAATGGTGTGGTTATCTTTATCCGGATAACCCGATTTGAATGTGCTGCCATCTGCGGTGCGTTCAAGTTCATAGCCGGTAAATTCCCGTGCGGCATTCGGGCAGGACACAGGGTCAATGATGATTTCATTCAAATCTTGCAGCCAGCAGATACCATGTTCCACACTGCCTGGACCTTTTTTCGCCGCGGTCAGACGCACCCCGCGGGCCTTGAGTTCATCATTGGATCGCGGTTCCGCACTTTCTGCAATGACTTCTTTTCGGCTGGGGTTTTCCTGATGAATTTCGTTTGCGATTTCATCAAAACCCGCACGATGTTTATAAAATTCATAGAAAATAAATATTTTTCGGCGTTTGCGGTCATAATGCAGCGCCAGATACACAAACGGGTCAGGACCATAACCCCAGTCCAGCCCACGCCGGATGCGGTCAAAGGATTCCTGTTCGGATTTTGTGATTTCGCGTAATGTGACATTGCGGAACACTTCGCCGCCTGTGCCGGTGATCTCACCCAAATATTCATGCAGATAACGTGTTTCATTGGTAGCTTGAAGCTGTTCTGCTTCCTGCAAGAACGGTTCACCTAACCAGCTTTCCGGCACAGACCGATAATCGCTGTGATGCACCAAAGTGTCTGGGCGGGTTTGCTGAAGTTCAATTTCACGGTTTATCCAGTTGGTTTGGGATTTCGGCGGGTTATAGCTGTAAAAGATATCGAATTTATCGCCGCCGCGCATCAAGGACTGATTGATGGTATCTATTTCACCTTTGCCAAGAAATTCGTCACATTCTTCATACCAGATGTAACGGATATATCCTTTGGAAACTTTGGTTGATTTAATTTTCTTCGGCTTGTCCGCGCCGCGGAATAAAATTCGTTGTCCAGTATGCGAATAAATCAGCATCATAGGGCTGATCCGCTGTTCCCAAAGGTGGGAAACTCCCAATTTGCTGATTGCCCAAACAAGCTGCTCATAAACACTGTCCTTGAGGTATAATCCAACTTTACGTAGGCAGACAGCGTTTGCATCCGGATGCTGCATCATACCAAGAATGATTTCAATAGCGGCGAAACTGGATTTGGTGGAACCGCGCCCACCTTTCAGCCAGTAATGTGTAATATTTTCTCTTTTGATTGCATTATGCACCGGATAAAATGCAGGTGCGATACATTCTGTCAGTTTAGTCATGGTTGCCCTCCTCGATGTCATCCACAATTTGTACAGGAGCGGCGCCGGATATATTGGCGTCAGTTTTGGTGCCATAGCCGTATTTGCTCATCCAAAGTGCAGCCAGCCGTGGATCAACTACGCCGAGTTCAAATTTTGTTCGGGCGTCAATTTCGCATTCTTCTTTCATGCGCGTGACAATGTCCCGAAACTGTTCGTCCTTTGCATAAGTATCATAAAAATGCGACCTTGCAAGCCCTGCCCATACACAAAATCCTTCAATCGTACAAGTAATGCTGCGCTTTAGTTCCTTGCTGACAAATTCAGAATTTTTGGCGCTGAATTCATGGGTCAGGACAGTTTGATTATTGCACCATGTCTTGTATGTTTCCCAAGCTGTTTCAAGCGCTTTTGGCGTTTTGAATTTACGTGGTCTGCCCATGAACTCACCTTCTTTCTTTTGGGCAATGAAAAAGCACCCTCACCAAAATGAAGATGCTTTTCGCAAAATTTTATTTTAATGGAGGTTTACCCGATGTCCTCATGCAGACGTTAGGGGCATATCCCTCCCAGCGTCAGCCAGGAGGGTGAAAACAGAGGGGGGGGGAAGAAACACGGAACGAACTGGTTGTCCATCAACTTTGCCCAATATCATAATAGCACATTACCCTTCGTCATTTTCGTCCACTTTGGTTTTCTCGAGAAATTTATTGTGTTTTCGTCTTGGGTACTGTTCATCTGTTTCGCCCATATGCAACGCCACCTGCTGCCAGCTTAACCCGTTGACATAACGCAGGGATAATATCATCCGCATCTGCGCATCTTCCACACTTGCTATGTACCGGTTCAGCCGATTATATTCGATAACAGACTGCTTCACTTTCAGTTCAATCAAATCCCGCTGTTCTGCGATCAGGATGGCCAAATTGCCAGTCTTATCCCCACCACCAACATGGGGCAAGCCTGTGATGTTTTGTACACCGCCAGACGCCGCCGCGGTCAGTTCCGCCAGCTTACGCTTTTCTTCTTCAATCTCACGGTTCAGCCAGTATAATTGCGATAGTTCTTTTTTGGTCAAGGTTAGCAGCTCCTTAGCATACCCAATAATTCGCTTTCCGTTGTCGCTTTGCACATAATTAACCCTCCATTTTACTTGTTCCTGGAAAGATAACATCTTGATAAAAATACCCGCATTCGACATTTAACGGACGAATCCATGACATATCCTGAAAACGCATAAGACCGCCGTTATCAAGCGGTACCAATATGTTCTTTACAGCATTCCGCGCTGCTTGAAAGTCCTTTTTATGTGCGCATACAGGACAATGAACACACGCACAGCATTCTGTTTCCTTGCATTCTGACATGATTAACCTTCCTTTCCGGTTTCACAGGTGATGATTTCTGAATAGGGCAGCGTTTCGATCCATTCGCAGAACTCGCGCCACTCGTCCAGTTTGTGGTTTTTTCGCGCATGGTAGATGTTGCGTAACACTGCATAATTAAGCTGCACTGTACGGCGCTGGTTGTAGCTAGAGGGCAAAAGCTGTATCATCTGCCACCAATATTTTTTGTCATGTGTTTTCAAAAATTCTTCACGATAATTATTCAAGCAACCTATTATAATTCCAAGTAATGATACAGGTGTAACATATATACCCGTTTCCCTGTAATTTTGGCTAAATAGCTGATAAGTTGTGTCATTTGAATCGTTCATAACAAGATGCTCATGGCTGAAATCCTCCATCGTGAACTCCTTGGCGTGAATCTTGTGCATGGTGGAACAAGAGTTGGCGACCGTGCCGATTTTGTACGTGTCATACTCTTTCCACCAATATAAAGGGGCAACAATATCAGTGGTAACTGTAATCATCCGCATAAATTTGCTATGATCTGTACCAGAGGTAGCCAGCTTTTTCATTAGATCGAAATCAGTATTGCCAACAACAAACCCGTGGTATGGGTTCTCGTCAACATCCGCTTGCTCCCCAAAAATGTTTTCTCCAGCAATAAATGTTGTTCCATCCGCATAACCCAATTCTTGGACATCGAAGATGCTATCCGATTTTTCCCATGATTCAAGCGGGTTGCGCATTCCACGAATTGCGGCTTCCCAGCCGTAGGTTTTAGTGTTTTCAATTTTTATCATTGTTTTTACCTCCATATCGTCCTGTGTTCGCTCATTTTCGTACTCCTTTTTATGTTATTGACATCTTATCCTTTCCAACTGGCGGTGGACTTTGGCTTCCATGGTTGTATGCAGCAGCGCCAAATCAATATTCAGGAAATACTGCATCTGCTGAAGCATCACCAAGACATCCGCCATTTCCTCTACGACATCTGCTTGGGTTCCTTCGCCATTTGCCAGCTTGCTAAGTGCCACAATAAATTCGCCACATTCTTCAGTAGTTTTCTTGACCTGGTGTTGAAAACCATAATGTTTCGCAATGTGTTTAATATTTTGATTCATAATAATCAGTCCTTTTTTGTCTATGCCTTATTTGTCTTCAGGTATCAGCAGCCAGGAAAGTGCGGATATATTTTGTCGTTTTGTGTCGTATGACCTCAAATATGTCGATTTTTGTATTATCATAAAACCATCTTTAGAAAAGGTGGTCTTTTTATGCAAAAACCAGAACTTTTGTTATATTCAATCCTTGGACCAATACGTTCTGATATCCGTCCGCTTGCCTGTGCCATAGAAATAACAGAACAGCTCCTGTTTGTCCAACATGTTTCGATAGAGAATATAAAAGCAATCTCACATATCTATTCACGGGTTGCAGAACGACTCCAGAAACAAACTGCTACTGTTGCAAAAGCAATTGAACGCTTAACTCCTCTTTGTTGGGATGCGCTCGTCCTGAACAATTTGCTGCCCACTTATATTGGCGATCCATCCACGCAGATGCCGCCACCGCGGATGCTGGTCATTTATTTTGCCGTTTACGCGCATTTTGAACTTCCTTTTGCCGTGGCTGCAAAGAAATATCCGGATATATTGTTTCCGCTTGATGCAAGCGCTTGCGTCGCTGACGTTGATGTTATGGAAGCGATTCACCGTGCGCAGGCTATGCCTGTTATCTCAAACATGCCCATTTGTCCTGCATGTGGGGAAGAACTCCGTCAGGCACAAGCTTATTGTCATCATTGTGGGCAGCATCTTGACTGGTCACAGTATAAAGGCACTCAGGTTGTTCGTGATAGACCTCCTGTTTTAACTTGATTTCTGCGCAGGGAATAGATACATTCAAGGTTTCTTCAACAGTTCCGGATTGTCGTAACTATTTCCGATGACTTCATCGTACGGTGAAATACCTATTGTATGGAAGGTAAGACTCAGACCTGCCCACCCGCAAGGTAAGTGCCAATCAACCATGAACCGACCATTTTTGAATACAATAACGCCGGTATACTTGTCCCAGACATCTTTATTGCGAACGATATCGCCTTCAAAAATCTCTTTGCCGTTCGTATCGTTTAGTCCAGTATATTGACCAACCGTATCAGGGATAACCTGACCGTATACCCCGATATGACCGTTAAACGGCGTAATGACGGTAATATTATTGGGTCTGATGTTCAAATTGCCGTATGACCATCCTCTGCCGCTTGTAAGTTTGCCGCGGAATAATATTTTACGATTCATGCTTAACCTCCTGCTCAATAACAGAATGGCTTTTGATTTCCGCGTCAATTTCAAAAATATCGCTGTAAATCTGTGCATCTTCATCGTTGCAGATGGTCAGGTTTTGCGCCGCTGTTCCTTGTTTTTCTACCGCAATCCACCAGATAGCGGCATCTGCTTTTGGGTATCCTATGCGGATAACAGTTCCATCAACAAATCGGATTCTCACATCACTGTTAAAACATCCGATTTCATCTTTCGGATATGCGCTGCCTTCAATTTCGCATAGGTCATCGCTGGCTCCATAAATTTTAACCATGGTTGTCCTCCTCGTTTCGATATATAAGCACGCTTTTGGGAACCCATGAATATATAGGCTGTCCTATGTGGCTGATTCTCTCTATATTGTCTGCTTTTATATACCCCATTTTTAGCATTTTTCGCTCATCATCTTCTCCAACAGTCAATATGCTAGCTTTAGCAATGTCCCCATGCCCGCAGCAGGAACCAGCCGCGTAAACACCGTCTAAACGTAGCTTTAGGAGTTCTTCTTCTAAGCACAAATCGCAGAACCAACCATATCTGGTTTTTACGCTGCACTTGTATTCGCCAATTTTGCTTTTTTTGCAAAAATCAAGCGCTTCTCGCTCGTCTGCGGATGATATCATCCCCATTTCATGCAAAATCAATATGTTTTCATTCATGTTGCATCCTCCTTTGGCGCTTCGACAACTTCAATACCCTGATTGCCAAAGCGTTTCCTGACGCGTTTTGTTGTTTTGCGTGTACAATTCTCCACACTGCATCCCCGCGGCTGCCCAGTGTATATGCAGTAATGGCAAGCCTTCAACTGCGCATTTTGACTGCGGCTTAAACACCGCCAATAAATGCAGCCACTGCATGGATGTTTCATCTACATAACCGCCTCCTTGTTTCTATTATCTGACGCGTCCTTCATAACCTTCTTTTCGTAACCGCCGTTGGAAATTCTTCAATTTCACTGCACCATAAACAGCTTCCCTGCCCGTTCAGACGCTCCCAAATAAGCGGAAATCCGCCAATGCCATCAAACAGACTTGCCATTGTCGCAGGGCTCTCATAACAGGCGCAAAGTCGTTTCAATACCCATGTCCAGGGTGGAATTGCAATTGAATTGCCCAGGACTTTATAACGGGCACTGTCACTGCTTTCTTTGTGCTGCCTGCCTTTGCTGTCTGTCCATGCGCCAATATCTGTCCAGCCATCCGGGAAACCCTGCAATCGCTCACATTCCAAAGGTGTTAGGCGGCGCACGGTTTGTGCCGCAACAATTGGATGTTCGTGGCCGCTCATCAACGTTGGCGAAATGTTATGTAAAATTTCCGCACCAGCCTGACCCGATGCCATAACCAGTGGTACATCGTTTCCGCCAGTGCCAAATTTCTGTGAAACTGTTGGCGCTATATCAAGCGATCCAGTGATCCTGCTATCCTGCCCATGGTTTTCATACAGCGCACACACAGCCGGACGGTCAACCGTATTCAGGGTGTAAGCAATATTTTCGCGCCATCCTTTGCCATTGCATCCCGCTGTATCGGCACGGTCTATGCCGTTTCCCTGCAAGCACCAGACAATTTGCGGTCCGCGGTCGATGCAGGGACTTCCATCGTTACGTGATGTTAAACATCTTGCGACTGCCGGATAAGTGCCGCTTCCAGTTCGGCCGGCAGTTTCTTTCCTTTCCGCTGTGCC